CGCTGACGTGGTGTATGACACACCTGTTGTGATTTTTTCCATCTGGTACATACCCCGTCTCCCGTTATCCGGAAGCTCACAACAATATAAAGACCACCGGCACACACCGATGGTCCCTTGCGCAGGCTTACATCATCATGTCGCTGTCAGGTGTGGGTTCACCGCCATCTGAAGCACTCCCGTCACCCGCGATACCTTCCGGCTCCGGAACCGCTGGTACGCCCAGCAGCTCATCCAGAATGGCATCCACTTCTGCATCAAGACGCGCCTCAAGGTTCTGGCGGAGTTTCTGTTTCAGTGCGCTCAGGACTTCTTCAGAGCGCAGGACTTCCTTCACTGCCTCAGCAGTGACCAGGGATGTGATTTCTGACATGGGATTTTCTCGTTGAAAGGTGTTGTCAAGAAAGTGACTACGGAATGAGCGGATCTTCGGGTTTGCTTCCGGCTGACTGACTGGCGCTGATTCTCTCAGCGGCCCTTTTATCAATCTGCCTGCGCCAGAAATCGCGCACTGCCCTGTACCCACCCGAAAGAAGATACATAACACAGACTGCCGTACAGAAGTACAGCATCACCTGATGAATAAATGTCATAATTTCTTACCGTTATGGTTGACAATGAGAACTGTTTTCATTTAAAAAACCGATATACGAAAGCATCTTTTCTTTACATTCTCCATTGGGATTACCTCCGCCAGCTTCCATTCCTGCCGCTGGCGGCCTTTTTTTATCATGCCGCGGCATCCGCGTTGTTCACTTCCACCTTCACACTGTCAATCAGCAGCGTATATGTCGCCGCCTTTGATATGCCTGTCAGTTGCAGTTTGTCCGCCGCCCCTGATGCCGGAGATTTCACCAGTGTGAACGGCGTCCCCCGTTTCTCATCCAGTACCGGCGTCACCTGAATGCTGTTGTTTCCGGCAAACTCAAAAGCCAGTGTGTGCCATCCGTTATCAAAGACCCCGAACGTATCCAGCTTCGCATTCGGCTTCTTGTGGTGCATCGCGTTCAGGTTCGTCGCATCCGTCTGCAGGAAGAAGGACATCAGCATGTCGTTGCCTTCCTCTGCCAGCGTCACTCCCTCCGGCAGGGACGACAACTGCCAGTAAATGCCCAGGGCAAACTGATTCGGCACCAGTGAACCCGGCAACTTAAACCGTACGCTCACACGTCCCCCCTTCTTCAGTAACTCCACTCCCTGTCCGGCTGCATCATGCTCCAGAAACCAGATGTGGTTTTCCGGTTTATTCAGTTGCAGGGCCTTACCTCCCGTAGCCCCCGCATCACTGACCACCGCTTCAGCAATGTTTTTGTTAACATTGTCTCCGCTCGCCGGTTTGTGATAATAGCGCCAGCCCTGTGATGCCAGGTCTTCGCCGGACGCCAGCAGACTCATCAGGGTTCGGTTACTGACCGGGGCTTCCGGCTCTCTCTCCGTACCTTCACCGGAAGGTCCGGTGGGCTTCACCGTATCAGGCTGTTTTCCGGTAATGAATTCAGCGTTTCTCCCGGCATGCACAAGAATCGCCGTTGCCAGACGGTCGGAAATAATCCCACGACGTGCCCATGATCCAAAATGCGTTTTACGGTCGGCCGTCGTCCAGGTTTTGGCGTCCGTTCGACCACCGGCTCCGTAATACCCAATATCCGCAACATCCGGATCTTCTGACGGCTCGTTGGTACCCACATTTCGCCCGTTTTCATCCGTCATAAACGGCACAAAGAAGATTTTTTTGCGGATTTCGTCTTATATGCACCATACACCGCATCGTATTGCGAAGAATAAGTCTGCTTCCAGTAGTAGGTCGTGTCGCCACAAATCCAGGGAACTGATGACGGAGAGCCCCCGAGACACTGACCTCCGAATTCCGACAGGTCAGAACGATATTTTTCCACCATGGAATCAAACAGCCCCGGCTGAGTGGCGTATGCACCCTGTTTCAAATCAAACTCGCCCTGCATCCAGACCACTGCAAGCAGAATATTTTTAGGGTTGGCCTTCAGTGCGGCCTGAGTACGGGTAAGCAGGTCCTTGTACAGTGGCTTATCAACACCCCAGCGTGCCGAGGTCTCGCTTGCGCCGGTGGATTCGCTGAAGGTACCTTCATCGCCCGCCAAAAATGCAGAACCACCACGGCAGCACGGAACCAGAAGAATACCGGCATTCGCCGGAATAAACGGCAACAATTTCTTCGCGATATGTAATCCCTGCCCCACGCATCCATACTGAGCTGCGCTGGCTTTCGGGTGTGAAAACTTACTCAAATCCTGAACATCATGCAGGCAGTGGTCCGCAGGAATAATGTCATTGTAGTTACAGGACGCACCACCCGGCGTGACAGTGCTGCGACGCGCCAGCTGTTTAATACGCGGGTCCGGACGGTCATATGTCTCCGGCAGCGGAAGCCCTTCACCATACGCCATACCGTTTGACCGCCCGGCTAGGGCAACAACAAAGTAATACTCCGGGTTGCTGGTGGTGCTGATAACTGCGCCTTCTCCATCCGACGGCTTCACCACCACAGGTGTGGTGACATCACCTTCCGCCGCAATGGCCTGCATCAGGGTATAAGGCGTGATGGCCACCGGACTGCCAAATGGCTGCCACCCCTCCTTCAGTTTTTGTGTCAGTCGTTTCGCAAGGTCTGACGGCGATGCCGCCCTGACAACATCATAGTGTTTAAATGCCATGGTTCTTTCCACCATCTGAAAAATAATTCTTTAAAATACCTGACATGTAATACAGAAAAAACACAAAACCATACCTTAAATAAAAACCTCATCATCAAGCAGATATGCATGGATAAACTACAAGACGAGATATAAACCACCCTGCATTTAAATAAACAATAAACAACATCAGAAAAATAATTCTGCTCTATGGTTTACATTCAAAAATATCATTTATACTTTTCAGAACATCACCAGCAAGACATAAACAAGGAAACTAAATGAAGTGGATTGTGATTGATACAGTTATCCAGCCATCATGCGGAATATCTTTTTCAGTCATATGGAGTAAAATAAAATTAATAATCTGGTATCAATCGGATGCTTTCTTACCTCCTGAAAGTATATTTACACTGACTCACACAGGTATCATGCTCAATAACAAAGTGCTACCTGTAACCATTTACAACGTAGCACCATTCAATAAAACATTCTGGAATTTAATCAAAAACAGCCAGGAATGTCCTACAAATACAGATAACGTATTGAATGAATGCTTTAATAACCGTTGCACTCTGCAAATATGTCCTTATGGACTAAAACAACAAAGTCCATAAGGAGTTTACTCACATCTGACAAAATCAATATAAACAGCCCCTCCGGAGAGGGGCTGGAGAGTGGCGCTATGTGCCATTGCATGATGCCGGGTGCCTCCCGGTGAGTTCAGTATCAGCACCTGAACCCGCACAGAAAGGATAAGGGTCGGTGACAAAACACCAGTTGCTGATTGCCCCTCCGCACAGGGGGATTCACCATGCCAGTTTCTTTTAACAAACTCCCCGCAAACCAGACAACAGTCAACCGCCTGAATTGTGAGGTATTTAAAAATTTCTCCAGATAACTGATACCCGGCTAACAGTCTGGCGTTTTCTTTTTCAGCAACGGGAAAGCAACAACCACCACACCCACCAGCCGCCCATTTACCACAAATAAAAAAGCCTTCAGGACTGAAGGTGTCTGTAACAACCAAACTGATAGTCTGCCAGACCCGCCATAACAAGCTGGGTCAGTATTAACTGGCAGCGTTCGCGTGAAAGGTAAGTATTCTGTGCAATCTCCCCGACTGTCGCCGGTTCGGTGACGCTTAACTCATTAAACACCACTCTGGCGGTTTCGGTCATATCCTGCTGTTTTAGCATGTCTTTTTCCCTTTTCTGGTTAACGTAACATACCAATAACTCTTGTCGGAAAAGCCAGCAAGCTGAAAGACCGGTATTCGCAACCACCAGCGCGTTTAATGTTCTGTGCCGTTTTTCAGGCATAAAAAAACCCGCAAAAAGCGGGCTCTTTCAAATGTCCATGTCTGCTATTCGCCTCGTGGTACAGCTTTGCGAAGCGTACCGGAATTGAAGCAGTTTTTACGTCAAAAAGCAATAACTTTTTCCTCTATACCAAAAGCCATAACCATTGGTTTGTACAAAATAAATTCTGCCACCTTTAGCCAATGCTCAATGCGTCTTTCACAGGTTCTTAAACTCCATTCCGGGTGTGCATCATTCAGCAGTTCAGCCATTTTGCGCTTAGTCATCCCCCGCCCCACATAACGCTGACTCAGGACATTGAGCAGCCCGGGATAGCCTGCCAGGACTTCACCAATAACCCTGTCGATTATTAACGCCTCTGAATCGGTACAATGTGCCAGCCAGCTTTTTTGATTGCCGTTGATCATATCCCGCAAAAAAGCCTCAAGTTCAGGTTTGTCCAGACCAGCTTTTTTCATCCTCCGGAGCGCCTCGTTAATTGCCGTTTTTGTCAGCTTTTTAGAGGTCAGTAATTGGTTGAACATATTTCCCGTCTTACCGCCGCCAATATACGACCACCGCCCCCACATCCGTAATTTCCCCTGGATCCAGACTGCTTCCAGCGTTTTTAGACGTAAATGCTCGCCGCTTTTGCCTGTAATTTCCGGATATATCATATTTACGCTCACTCACTCTCAATTTTGTAAATCTTCACACCCAGCCGTCCACCAGATACTGGCTGACCACGTACAATATTGATTTCATCAAACTGCTCATCGTCCATTAACACTCCCGCATGCGTCAGCGCATCCAGCGGTGCTTTCAGGATATTGTCCAGGTCGCGACGACGCTTATCCGGTGGCTCTGCAATCACCTTTATCGCCAGCCTTCCGGACAGGCTTAATTTCAGCCGCTGCTGGCGAACAATAAGCGCCACAGCCCGGCGATAACGCTTTCCCTCCTCCGAGATAAAATATGTGCTGCCACGGCGTCGCCAGTAAGTGTTCACCGTCGGCGGGTAAGGTAAAACCAAATCTATGAGCATCAGTCACCTCTTTTACCCAAGCACGCCAGTTGCAAAGGCGTGATCAAGAAAACGAAAAATTAAATCAACCTGAGAACCATGCTTTTCTTCGAACGCCAGAGGATCCGCATGAAGCTCGTTGTGATGCTCCCGACACAGCGGTAGCGTGAAAATATCGTGAGATTTTGTCCCCATTCCGCCCTGACCATGACCAATCAGGTGATGGGGATCGTCGGCTGGCTTACCACCGTCTTTTCCTGTGGTGGGTTCTGTTGCTGGTGGGCGTGAGGCAGCGGCGCAATATTTTTTGTGCGCTGTTTCAGTATGCTGGTGGCGGTCTGCTCTCCCGGTACGATGTCGCTTTCACGGTACATTGAGCGGATTTTTTCCGCACGCAACCCCAGCGAACGACGTAATACCACTTCCGGTAGCGCGTCCGCCACCTGATTGCGGACCGCCCACCAGGATAATTCAGCCAGAGATAATTCACGCTCCTGCGTACCGCTTATTGCGTGACCGATGACGTCAATCATCCATGCTGACAGGTTTTGATGAGCAAGTTGCTCGAGTGATTCGGATGTCTGGTCACGCAGCTGGTTATCGCAGTGCCAGCACAACACCATTGCGCCGGTACCATAACGGTGAATGACGGTTTCGCTGTGATGATAATCGCCGTGTGGCCACTGGCAGGATTTAATATGGCGCAACAGCCAGTCAGACAATGCACCAGCACCACCAGCAGCACGAATCACCCGTGCGTTACTGAAAAACGGCAGCAATGTTTTGTCTTCCACCAGCGGCTGGCGAGCGGCAGGAACGACCCCGGACGGCAGATTACGCATGCTTTTCGGTTCCGGCTCCACCAGTAACCGGGTATTGTGGAATACCGGCATGGATTCACGGCCCGGCTTAACGATCACCAGCCCGAGTTCCGGTACCAGAACAGATCGAAGTAATACCCGCACGTTACCTCCAGATGCGTTGCTGGAATGTGCGGGACGGACGCGGTGGGCGTTCGGAGTAAGGAAGCCTGACGGAGATTATCCAGTGACGATAATCGAGGCTGAGGGCTTTCTTAATCTCGTATCCGTGTCTGCGGTAGCACTGAATTAGCCACTCGGCCTGTTCTTCAGTGCATGGGGGATGCTGGAACCAGTCAGATTTGAAAGTGCGGGAACACCGCCCGTGCCTGCTGGCAAAGACGGCAGAATCATCAGAATTGTGTAATTTGGTATCGTGCGCCATCGGTTGTCTCTGCTGGCGCAGCAGGTGCCAGTTGTTCAGGCTGGCGTGCGAATTGTAAACCAGAATGCCAGGAAAAAACAAAACCCGCCGAAGCGGGTTAAGTGCGGGTGCGTTGAGGATGCCTGACACATCAGAGGTGGCGAGGGATTCTCCCCATAAGCGCTAACTTAAGGGTTGTGGTATTACGCCTGATATGATTTAACGTGCCGATGAATTACTCTCACGATAA